GAACGCCACCGGAGTGTTGCAGCGTGGTACCTGTTATACTGTCTACCAATGATTTTAGTGATGATTATATATCAATCTGTCTCGCTAATCTCAGGGACAAAGGGAGTCGAGCAGCACCGGGCTTTATGAAGCCAGAAGGCATCGTGATCTACATGACACAGGCCCGTAGACTTTTTAAGGTCACTCTGGAAAATGATGGGGTGGCAAAGTCTCAGCAGGGGAAAGAACCAAATGGTGGGTTGAAGACCTCAAACGATTGGGCCAAAGATTACCCGGCACTCGTTATAATTGATCCTGACGGTTGGGATCGTTCGAATTTCAAGTTCTCGTTTCACGAAGAACTGATAACCCGTGGAGAGTTTCGGTTCCGGGCAAGCCGGTCTACCGTGGAAGGAGGGTTACCGTGGAAATAGGTCATGGTGAAACAGGAAAGATTATGGCCTTCGGCCGGGATCAAGATGGGAAGAGTTACCGGCTGGAGGTCTACGCTGTAGCACGGGAAGTCTTTGAGAATACGCTGCGGATCGTTGTGCAGCTACCCTTTAAGGCCGACCATAAAATATGGGAGGAGTTACGTAATGCAAATAACGAATGAAGACATACAACGTGGCCGGGAGGCCGAAGGGAGAAATGAAAAAATGAACATGATGAACTCAGCGCAGAAGGCCAACAGCAAAGCGTTTGACAAAGGCTATGACGGTATCGCATGGGATGATAAGCCTAAACCCCGCAAGCTGCCTCTGGCAGAGTGGTATGGTTATCTCCACGTTCAAGGCAGCATCCATTTAAGACGGTACTTTGGCGACCGTGGTGATATTGATGAAGCTATTGAATCTGACTTTGTGGCCTTGGTTAAAGGCCCGTTTGAAGCGGAGTCACGTAAAGAAGCACTTAAAATTTTAATGGAGGGATTAGGCGAATGAACGCAATACCAGAATACAACTTTAAAGAAGGTGACCGGGTGATGGTTAAATTTACGCAGAGCCTTGTTCAGCCCGGCATAGCAAAGCACCAATCTAACCAGTACCGTGCCCGGACGGACGTTACAGAGGCCATTACATGGAAGGTTGGCACGATCACTATGCTTGGATTGCACGGTGACGTGGACATGGCAGAGGTAGTCCTTGATAAGCAATACAAAACATATAAGCGGGGATGGGTCATGGTTAAAGACCGCTTACAACCGTACCTTGAAAGGATGCTGTAATGGATATCAAAAATTACCTGATTCATTGCTATCTGTATTATCAGTTAAATGAGAGCGTCATTTCTGATGAAGATTTTGACAAGCTCTGCGTGCGGCTGCTTGCTAACTGGCCGACTACGCAAAGTGTGTATAAGAAATACATCAGCAAGAATGACCTTGAGGCTGGCACCGGCTTTACCCTGTTTTATGATCACCAGACAAACAAACGGAATTATCCATCAGAGATTATCAAGGATGCGGAAACGAAACTGGCTGAGCATAGAGCGCAACGGGTATTGCAGTACCGGGTAACCACCAATGACCCTGACATGCTGTACCTTAGTTTAAAGGACGCTGAGGACTGGTTTTTAATCGGTTTGGAAGTTGACTATAAACATTTCTTACGGGGTCACAAACAAAAGATGGCTCTTGGTGTTATTGAGCGCATCTGGAAGGAGAGAAAGGATGAATCTCAGGATGATAGTGAGTCTGGCGATGATTCTGTTATCGCTTAATGGCTTGGCAGTAGCCCATGAGAATGAGAAGTATAAACATCAACCCACCGGAATGCGTTATGGTGGTGGGTTTATATGGGGTGGCATCTATAGAACCTACATGAATGCGGAGAAAACCTTATGCCGTGATTTGATCTATACCCATGATAAACTACATGTCACTGACCCGTTTAAATGTGATGCTAACCTTAAAGACAGATCACAGGAGGACTAAATGCGATACCTTGTGCTGTTCACGTTTATCACGGTGATCGCCATTACCTTTCACCAAAAGGCGTACACCATTATGGTAGTCTTCGCTTCGGTACTGGTAGTTTGCTTAGCGGAGGATATCATTGATCAACTAAAACAATTAAACAGGAGGGTCTAAAATGTCACGAGAATTTGATGATCTGTATGACCGGGTGAGCGAACAAGAAACCCAACTGGAGCGTCAGGCTATTAAGATTGAAAGTCTGGAGTCCGAAACGGAACACCTAAAGGAGCGGTTAGAAAAATTTAACCGGGGTCATGTGGAGGAAATATGATTGATGACATTCATTTTACAAACGACATGCAGATGCACCGTGGCTACCGCTTTGAACATGCGTGCCCCACTGGTGCTGGCCGGGATCGGCCGCTGGTGGTCACTCGCATAGCAACCGGGTGGAAGTGGTTTTGTCACCGCTGTGGAGAGAAGGGTGTCAAGTGGGCCAAAGGTTTGAGTCCGAAGGAATGGCTTAAGTTCAATCAGGCCCGTGAAGTAAAAGAGAATACGACCGTCTCAAAGGTCACCCTGCCGCACGGCATGACAAAGAATATCCCGGCCGTTGGGCTGGCATGGCTCTATAAGTATGGTATTGAGGACGCTGATATAGAGACATATCAGATTGGCTACAGCAATACGCTTAACCGGGTGGTGCTGCCGGTGTATGATGAATTAGGAAAGCTGGTCTACTATCAAGCAAGGAACCTTGGAGAAGTGACAGAGAAGAGTCCAAAGTATATGAACGTCAAAGCCAGAGGCCGTCAGGACATCTATTTTGAAATCTGTAACCCCTGCTTTGAGTGTAATCGGGTTGTGGTGGTTGAGGATATCCTCTCAGCCATTAGGGTAGGCCACCAGAATGATGTTATGGCCCTCCTGAATGCTTATATACCGGACGATCTCATTTACAGGCTTGCTAAGGTATACCCGCTAATCGTACTTTGGTTAGACCCCGATAAGTGGGACAGGATGCTGAAACGTACCCGGCGCTTTCGATCATTGGGATTGAACGTTAAGATGGTACGGGTAAATCAAGACCCGAAATTCTATACCGATAATGAAATCGGTCAAACTTTAATGGAGGTTTAAAATGGTATCAATAGATAACAGGTTCTGGCAGATTGCTGATGAAAGCCTTGTGCAGCAGCGTATGCGTGCAAAGGATTGGGCTGAGATTTTGTTATCCAGCAAGGATAAGGTGATCATCAGAGGCCGCTTACGTACGCTGGTGGCCAAGAAAATGGGCTATGGCGTAGTTGAAATAACCCTTGAACCCATACTCCAAACGGGAGGTTCAGAATGAAAACGAAAAAGTGTAAGCAATGCCCCGGCAAACAACAGGCTGATCTGGAAGAGAATCTAATGGCGCTGGCCTATCTGGACTTTGTCGGACTGAATAAGGCAGCGGAAAAGGGCACCAAGATTCATCAGGAAATGGAAATCAAAGGTGTTGAAACGGGCACGAACAGGGATCGGCCATATGATGGTCAAGACCCGTGGGAATTTAAACGTGAGGAAATTCCAACTCACATGAAATTTTAAAGGAGGGCTGATGCTTGAAATGAGTGAGCGCAGCAGAGCTAAGAAAATTAAACAGCTTGCTGCCATTGAATGTTTTACTGACAATGGAGTGGAGTTTAAATATTTAGGTGCCAACTTCTTTTTAATGGAGACAGGTGGCGACTACGGCATCATGTATAACTCCACAGGTGGCCGCTGGCAGAACCAAGACCCTGACAGCGCCGGTAAATGGTATCACTCTAAATCACCGCAATCTTTTTTAGATAATTATATTATTCGCAAAGGAGATTAAACATGGAATGGCTGTGGGATATGGTAATCCGACCGGCTTTGATTTTAATGTTCATCGGAGGGATCGGCTGTGGGCTGATCTGTCTGTACTGGCAGTGGCAGGACTACTATTGGAAATATGGAAAGGGGAAATATCAATGCAAACGTTAACTGCATACTGGTACGCCATTAAGTATTGGGCGGGTGGGGCCGATTGGGAGACTGCTTTTGAAGTGGCATGTAAAGTCGTCTATTGGCCCGAAACGAATAGGAGGTTAAAATAATGTATTATTTCACAAGCGACCAACACTTTGACCACATCAATATCATTAAGCACTGTCACCGGCCTTTCAGGACGGTTGATGAAATGAATGAGAACATTGTCAATGCGTGGAACCTGACGGTCACCCCGGATGATGTTGTCGTCATGGCTGGTGATATTTCGATGCTGCCGAAGGCTGATCTTATTCATAAGAAATTCCTTAACCGGCTGATGGGCAATAAGGTTTTCCTTCGTGGGAACCATGATCACTGGATGAAGGAAAAACGTTACATTTACAATAAGCGGATCGAAGGCGTACACGTCTCTGTCTGTCACTATCCCATGCGTACGTGGCAGAATAGTAATCACGGGGCTTGGCAACTGCATGGCCATTCGCACGGAACGTTAGCACCGTTCTTTAACCAATTGGATATCGGGATCGACAATGCTTTTAAAATTTTTGGAAGCTATCGACCATTCTCTTTTAATGAGGTAAAAGAAATCATGGAGGCGCAAGATGTTCAAGACACAATACTGTAAAAAGCCGGTCAGCATTTATGGTTTTGATTTTATCGAACATAAAGCACTGGCGCAGTTTAGAGACTGCATGGCACCGGACTTTGTCTTAGCTGGTTCCTGTATGCCCGACATGCACCTTGGTTATACTATGCCGATTGGTGGTGTGGTGCAGACAGATTCATTCACCTTGGTACCTTCGTGGGTGGGCTACGACATTGGCTGCGGAGTTAGTGGTATCCGTACAACCTTTAGAGACTTCGATATACGGAGTCGGTCAGATGAAATCTTTGACAACATTTATAAGCTGGTACCGACCGGTCGCAACTGGAATAAAGAAACCCAACGTATGGCATATCTGGAAGGCGTGCCCGTGTCAACGTGGATGGGTGATGAACTTGAGTTGGGTCAGGCTTCTCAACAGGTTGGTACCTTGGGTTCAGGTAATCACTTCATTGAAATCGGTATCGACATGTTTGATGCTGTTTGGATAGTGGTGCATTCTGGCTCAAGAAACATTGGCCACCGGACTGCCACTCGTTATATAAAGGAAGCGTGCGGTCATGCTACTGGCGAGTATAAGTGTAAGGAAGGAAGTTACCCGCTGGTTGTTGGCACGGACGTTGGCAATGACTACCTGACTGATTTAAACTTCTGTCAGGAATTTGCAATGCTGAATCGCCGGGCCATAATGGAGCGAGTCGAGACAGCTATTCAATCAGCCGGTGCTGACGGTTGTATGCAGCCCATCACGCTGATTAACAAAAACCACAACAGTGCGGAACTGGCACTTACACCGCACGGTAAAGGTTTTATTCACAGGAAGGGAGCGACTGATGCAACTGAGTCCACTAAAGGCATTATTCCGGGCAACATGCGGGACGGATGCTATATTGTCAATGGAAGAGGCAACGTTGATTCTCTGTTTTCGGCATCACATGGGGCAGGTAGAGTTGGCTCACGCAGAGAAGCTAAAGAGGCGACAACTCTTCAAGCGTTTGAAGAGAGCATGTCGGGTATCAAAGGAAAAATCTCTCTGGCTACGCTGGACGAGAACCCTTTGGCTTATAAGCACTTCGACACTGTTATGCAGAATCAAAGCGACTGCATCCAAGTGATCGACAAAATTCAACCATTAATTAATGTCAAAGCATAGGAGATAAAAAAATGGCGAAAAAACTTTTGGAGGATTTGTTAAACGACAAACGGAATCCAGTTCATGCTTGTGTAGGCTGCGAGAAAGCCACGGGCTGGACAGCAACAGGGTACATATGCCCGGTATATGCAGAGCCTCACAAGGTTCATAGCATTCGGGTATTTGGTATTTGCCCTCACAATAAACCCGTGGTCGAAGAGAAGAAAGCGTTTGTCCGTGTCGGCCAACAGAAGTCCAAACGGAATAAGGGGAGGTAAATTATGCAGGAGGTTACTATTCTAAAGGCCATGCAGGATTTTCAAGCATTCTCAAAATATTCACGAGTGCTGTTGAAGATACCTAATCTTGAGCAAGATGCGAAGTCTGTCCTGCTGGCTATTCAGAAGTATTATCAGAAATATCCTGATAAAAAGACTATCACGCATGATGAACTGGAAGCCTTCTATCAGTACCTGAATCCGTTAAAGAAGGATTTAGGTTCGATTGGGCTTATCTTTTCAGGCATGAGGGCCGCTGAAATCGCCAACACGGAACTTTTGCAGGACTTGCTTAACCAAACGGTGGAGCAATACCTATCGGTCGATATCGCTGATGTGGCAACGGCTGTGATGCAGGAGTCCCGAAGTAGCGGCATCGAAGATATCCGGGGGCTGGTTCGGAAGTATGATGAAATCACCGGCCTGATTGACGAGATTGAAAACGATGTTTGTAGCCTATCCATCAGAGAGCTATTTTCAAAGGTCACTGGCGAAGGGCTGGTATTCAGATTGAAGTGGCTGCAAAACACCTATGGTTTCTTACGGCCCGGTACATTGGGTCATATCTTTGCCCGGCCAGATGCTGGTAAAACGTCTCTGGCTTTGAATGAACTTGTGAACTTCGCAAATCAACTGGATGATCGACCGGGCCTCTACCTTAATAATGAGGAAGGTATTGAGCGCATTAAGGCAAGAGCTATGTCAGCCATGCTGTCAGTCAAGCCTGAGTGGATCATGGCAAACTTTGATCAAGCAGAAGAAATGTGGAGAAAGGGCAACGGTGAAAAGCTCAAATTCATTGGTGGTATTAATCATATCAGCAAGGTGGTTCAGTAGCTGGAACGTTTCCACCCACGGGTTATCATTATTGATCAAGGGCCGAAGGTTGACACCTACGGGAACCTTGAGGGTGTGGCCCGGCTTCAAATTCTTTACAACACCTATCGTGATCTGGCCAATGAGCATGACTGTTCTATCATCACATTAGGACAGGCTGACAATAACGCTGAGAATCGAAAGTACTTGAGCCTCAACAATCTGGACGCATCCAAAGTCGCCATTCAAGGCGAGTTAGATTGGTGCTTAGGGATCGGCCGGGTGGACGCTGAGGGCTTTGAAGAGGTACGATATCTCAGCAATGTCAAAAACAAATTAACCGGACGGTATGGAAAAGGTGAGGTTACCTTTGATATACAGAAATGCCGGTTCATGGATTAGGAGGGAGATTATGTTTTACCAAATCTTTTTGGATATGGATGGAGTCATTGTGGACTTCGATGAAGGGATACGGCAACGCTACAACGTGGAGTGGTACCCTACTGAATTTAAACTGCCTTACAAATTATTGGGCGTAACCTTTAATGAGTTCTGGAAAGACATGGAGGACTCGACCTTTTGGGCAGACCTGCCGTGGACAGAGGATGGGAAACGGATTCAATCCATACTGGAGCCGTTCAAACCCACGATCCTATCGGCCGCATTTACCGATGGTACGATTGCAGGAAAGCTGGAATGGTTAGGCCGGGAATACCCGGATACGATGAAAGCCGGTCAACGCAGAGTGCTTATCGCAAACGGTCATGAAGCCAAAGCCTCTATTGCGGGGCCGGGTAAAATCTTGATTGATGATCGGAATAGTAACATTGATCAATGGACGGCTGCCGGTGGTATTGGTATCATGTATCCCCGACCGTGGAATCGGCTGGCCGGGACACCGTATCCGATTGAGTACCTTATGAGTAGCCTAATGAATGTCATGGGTGGCGCATGAGGACGTTGGCGCTGGACGTTGAAACAAGTAAGGCACCCATTCTGCACCCGTGGCAAGAAGGCGCTGAGCTAATTGCCGTAGGGCTTGCAGACGAGACAGGCTGGCGCAAGACATGGGTGTTTAACCATGACGAGTTGGATGATCTTGAGACTCAACGTGAAAAGATTGACCAAATCCAGCGGGAAGTTATAAACTGTTCACGCATTGTCGGGCATAATTTAAAGTTTGATCTTAACTGGCTCAGAGAGATTGGAGTCCGGTCAGGACACGTTAAGCTGTGGTGTACGCAGGTTGTGGAGTACCTTCTGAATGCACAGCGCATAGGTGACCTCTCACTGGACGACCTATCTAAGAAGTATTTGAATGTTCATAAGATCGACCGGGTCAAGACGATGTGGGACGCTGGCTACGAAACCAGAGAAATTCCATTGCGTATTCTGCTGCCTTATCTGGAGCAGGATTGTATTAACGCACTGGCCATTTATCAATTACAGGTACCGTTGGTTAAAGTGAATCGACTTGCTACATTGACTGCAATCCAAAATGAAAATACCCGTGTGCTATCAACTATTGAACGCAACGGTATGTTACTCAACGTGGAAGAAGCAATGCGGCATGTGAAAGCATTACGGCTTAAGCTGGAAGTGCTGGACACCGACATTAAAATGGCAGTCGGAAGCGATTTTAATCTTAGAAGCAAAGACGAATTATCTGCAATGCTTTTTGGTGGTATAGTTAAACGGCCAAGAGAAGAGTGGGTAATTCGGCAGTTAAAGTCTAAGCCTGAGTCAACTTATAAAATGCGGATAGTCTACGATGAAATAAAAGTTAAAGGCATGGGCTTTGTTGCGGATAAGAAAATGAAAACTAAGAAGGAAGGGGTTTTCAAAACTGACAAAAACACGATCAAGTTTTTAAAAGCAAAAACCAAAGCGCAGCGCAATTTAAAGAAGTGGTTGATCGAACGCTCAGGCGCTGCTAAAGCACTCTCTTCTTTATTGGGTGAAGAAGGCACAGGGATTATTAACAAGGTAGTCAACGGTCTGGTGCATCCGAAGTATAACATGACCATAGCTAAGACCGGGCGTTTGACTTCCAGTGATCCTAATGGCCAGAACCTGCCCCGTGAAGGAACGAGTCCAGTTAAACTATCCTTCATTGCACGCTTTGACTTTATCCTTGAATGTGATATCTCCAAAGCAGAATGGGTAGCGGTAGCAGTCCTCTGTAGGGATGCAGCAATGATGGCAGAGATACACGCTGGTGTTGATCCGCATACAGAGAATGCTAAGAATTTCTTTGGGGCCAAGTTCGATAAGAACGGTGAGCCGTTAACCAAAAAGGATTCAGAGCTAAGGACTGTTGCCAAGATCATGACCTTCCGTTTGATATACGGTGGTTCGGCATACTCGTTTTACATGGATCAAAAAATGCCTAACCTATCCAAGAAGCGGTGGGAACAGATCGTGGAAGAGTTTTATGCGAAGTACAAAGGTTTGGCGAAGTGGCAAGCAGAGAATGTCAGGTTGGTTTACAGAAACAACGGCGTGCTACGGATTCCTACCGGCCGCAAGTTTAGATTTTTCAAGGGGCCGAAAGGATACAGACCGCAACAGATAAAAAACTTCCCGGTACAGGCGTTCGCTACGGCTGATATTATGCCGTTGGCAATGACCATCATTTATAAGAGGTTTGTGAAAGCTGGATTCAAATCCCTTATGGTTGGTCAGGTTCATGACGCTTTGATCTTCGATGTTTACAAAGAGGAAATGGAGGCCATTGCATTATTGTGCAGAGACGTATTCAGAAAGCTGCCAGAGTATGTCATGCAGTTATGGCCAGAGATAAACTTCGACCTTCCTATGGACGGTGACGCTGACTATGGGACAAGTTGGGGTGATCTTAAAAAACTTAAACTCGCAGCATAGAATTGGAGAGAAAAAAATGAAAACAAAAACCACAACGAAGACTGACATGGTATTGGCCCACCTTTTGTCTGGACGTTCAATCACTCAGCTTGAAGCTCAGGCAGAGTACAGTCTATTCAGACTTCCGGTAATCATCGCCACGCTGCGGGATCAGGGGTATGACATTTCCTGCGAAACCAAAAAAGCGGTTAACGGTACCCGTTATGGCCGCTACTCAATGTAAGGAGGCTTCACATGGCAGACAAGTACACGGAGCAAACGGCTAAGGCGTTATTGATTGCCCACGGTCTTAAGTTTGATGGTAACCACATCGTTGTCAAGCGGTGTGGTATCAAGCTGTGGGGAGCGATTGACTACCTTTGCAATAACCATAAATACTCTTACATGAAGGAGGAAAGAAAAGATGCCTAAAAGAGCGTGTCCTATATGTGGTAAAACATTGGCTGATCTGAACAAAGGCAAAGAGTGCTTTGCTCACCAAGAAGGTATGATCATTAAGACAAAAGTGCCCGTGACCGGATGCACGTCTTATGATCCAATGGAAAATCCGGTTGCCTTAAAGCCCGGTGAGGATGGCTATAACGAAATGGCCTTTACGGATTCCATTGAGGGCATCATTGATGAAGATGGAAATCTAAACGAAATATAAACCTTTAACTTTCAATGGAGACTATCATTATGATTTTAGAAATCACTGGATTGGAAAGAGGTACCATGCAGTCTAAGCAGGACAAAACACTGACCGGCTTAAAGCTGACAGGTATCAAGATCGACCGGGACGGAAACGCCGGGGAAGAGTACGATAAGTTTCTCATGGATTGGAAAAATGCTGACGAAATCGCCGTGCTTGAGGAAGCCGGTATCGGTGCAACCGTCAACATGCGGTCGGTGAAGGACGGTAACTTCTGGAATCTTGACAGTGTTGAGATTATGGAAGAGGGCACCGGCCAGAGTTCCACCCCCGCCACTAAGGAACCCGCCACGCAAACCCCGGACGGCCCCGCCACAGCGCAGCCCAAAACGGCTGCTGCACCGTCTGAGACTGTAATCCTTGCAGCCTCTGACGAAGCCATGCGGATAGAGGCACTGAAGGCTGCGGTTAGCCTGACGGATGCTATCCTGTCGTCTGATGAACGGTTTAAAAAACTGTTGGCCGCAACCAAGACCAACGTGGAAATCGTGAGTCAAATGACCCTTGAGAACGCCTCGAAATTTGAGTCGTTTATTAAGAACGGTGGCAAAGCTGTCAAATCGGACGATGCTGATCTGGATAAGGACGGAGTGGATGCTGAAGAGCCGTCATTGCCCGGTGACGAAGCGTAATTAACCGGGGTTATCCGTTAACGTGACAGACCATCAACGAGTGCATGGTAAGCGTTAGCGGGTAACCTCTACCGAAAGGAAACTTAATGAAATTCAAACTAAAGAAAAAGGATGCCAAGATTATTCGCAATTTCTTGGGTGGTACATCGACCTGTGACATCACAGAATTTTGTGAGAAGCAGGGGTTAGACAATGGCACAGAGATTGACGACAGTCTCTTCATGCTGTATAAGGCACTGGAAAATACTGCCAAACCGGAGCAGTTCTGATGCTCACGGTGCCCATAACCACGGCCATGTATACGGAGGCCAAGGAACTTGCAGATGCGCAGGGGGCGTTAAAAGGTTCAATCAGGTTTGGTCAAGGAAACATTTATGGTTATCTTGGAGAAGCAATTTTCCAAAAGCTGTTTGACTGCCAGCGGGTTAATGATTACGAGCATGACTTCGTGATCAACCGCTACGACCAAGATATAAAGGTCGATGTTAAAACCAAAATGACTTCCTACAAACCGTTGCCTGAATATGAAGCATCCGTAACTAAGATGCCGAAGCAACAGAAGACACACATCTATTTCTTTTGTCGAGTCCATAAGGACACCAGAAAAGGTTGGGCAATCGGATGGGAGTTTTCAGATGTCTTCTTTAAAACCTGCTATCTGAAAGAGAAAGGTGACAAAGACCCTTCCAATGGGATGATCTGTAAACGTACCTGTTGGAATATTTATCATAACCAACTGCGCAGTCCTGCGAGTCTGTGCGAATATATCGGGAGGTAGTGTATGCCAAATGAAAACGATATAAATTATACAACCATCCCGCCGTTGCGTGACGCAATCTTTGAGTACACCCGCTCCTATGACAATTGGGGATCGGACTACTCAGTCACTGGATTGCTGCGACCGGCACGGGAAATCATGCTGTCTGACAGGCATAAGAAAGACATAGATGCGCAGCCATTCACGCATGACAAGCTATTGAAGAGTCTTAAGTCCTTCAAGGGTACGGCGATACATAATCACTTTGAGTATATGCTTCGCCGGTTCATGGGCAAGAACCAAAAGAAAGGCTACATAATTGAGCGGAGGATTTGGGATCGGATCAACGGTCGTAAAATCTCTGGTAAGTTTGATGCCTTCCTGAACGGTTGTCTCTATGATTGGAAGACAACGTCAGTCTGGAAAAGAATATTTGGTGATTGGACGGATTTTGAAAAGCAGTTAAATCTGTATGCTTATCTCTTAGGAATATGCGGTATAGAAGTCAAGATGATATCTATCATTGCATGGTACCTTGATTGGGATAAGATGAAAATCTGGAACGATCCCGAATATCCCCGTGCTGAGATAGAACAAATTGTTTACTCTGATTTGTGGACTACTGCTGATCAGAAATCCTATCTCTTCGAGCGCATCGACCATATGAAAAGGAATGAGAAGTTACCGGACGATGAACTTGAATTATGCACAGAGAAAGACCGATGGGCTAAACCTACGGCCTATGCAGTTATGCGCCCCGGCCAGCCCCGTGCTGTTGCTTCTAAAGGATTGACTTCCAAAAAGAAAGCACAGGACTACATTAAGGATGCGAAGCAGGAAGACAAAGACACCTTTACTATAGAGTGTCGGCCCGGTTTAAATACCAAGTGCCTTGACTACTGTAACGCAGCGCCATACTGCAATCAGCATCAGAAGTGGGTAGCAGAGAACAAAGAGGCTGTTGCAGCGCACATAAAGGCAACACGCTAATGGCATGGCATAAACGTAAACCGAAACGGCGTGTGCATCCATACGCCGGTTGCAAAATGGCTTCTAAAGCAGAGGTCACGTTTGCTGAATGGATGGATGCGAAGCAATTGAATTGGATGTATGAGCCTGAGAAACTTGATTGGGTGCCGCCTAAGCGGAAGTACACGCCTGACTTTAAGGTGATGCGCAAAGACGGTAGCTTCTTTTTTGTGGAGTTCAAAGGGTACTTACGACCTACGGACAAAACAAAAATGGCAGCAATCAGAAAGCAGTACCCTGATTTAGATATCCGGTTTGTCTTCATGAAGGCCAACAAGCCATCGTACAAAGGTTCGAAAACCACGTACGCTGATTGGGCTGAGAAGAATGGGTATCTGTGGGCAGAGCTTACCATCCCTGAAGATTGGTTACTTGAAACCAAACCATACAGGAGGCCGAAGTGAACATCGTAAATGACCAAGTCGTCAGAGAGAAAATGAAGGCTGCTAAACTTCTTAGGAAGAAATCCAAAAAGGCTTTAAAGAGAGCCGCTAAGAAAGAGGCAGAGGCAAGGGAGTTATGTTCTCATGAGGTCACAGAGGATAATGAGACATATTTCAGTGGCAGCTATTTGGACAAAGCCAAAACAACTCACAACATCAAGTGTGTTCTCTGCGGCAAGACTGTTGACACTGTCACAGAGACTCACTCTTGGTATGGATAGGAGATAAAATGAACCAGTGCAATAAGTGTAGTAAACGGAAATGTGATC